AGTGCCCGCAGGCAAGTTGTCGGCACCGCCAGTAGTGGCCACGGTCAACGTGTGCGTGTGGCCACCAGCACCGCCCACCCCAACGGTATGGTTGTGATCTCCCACGGCTGCGACGTAGATGTTGTGCGAGTGGTTGCCAGGGCCGTTCATACCGATGTTGTGCCCGTGATTACCCTGCCAATCCGTCCCAAAGTTGTGGGCGTGATTGCCGGCATCGTTGGTCGGCTGTTGTTGGCTGCGAAAGGCAGGGCCGTTGCCGCCCACATAGGCCGATCCGCTACCGGAGCCGAAGACACTGTTAAGCGTGACGTGCGAGTGTTGTCCCTGCGCATCGGTCGAGCCACTGTGTGCGTGATTACCTTGGCCGTCGGTCCAGGTGTAGTGGACGTGATCGCCCTGCGCGTCGGCACTGGCCGCATGAGCATGTGAACCAGCGTTGCCCAAGCTCACGCTGTGCGCGTGATCGCCCACGGCCGCTGCACTGGCCGTATGGGTATGCGACAGAATCGTGCCGGCGTCGTACGTGCCGACCTTGGCGGCCTTGGTCGTCACGCGAACGGCCGTGCCTTCGCGCAGGTTCGGAATGTTGAACGTGTTGGTGCCATCGCCCGCCCCGTACGTCGTGCCTATGGCGGCGAACAGCGCCGCATACTGCGTACGGGATAGCGCCGACCCATCGCACACCAGCGTATTGGGTGGCGGCACGGTGGCAGCGGTTACGATGATCTGACCCGGGACATACCGCGAGACGACGTCTAGCTTGGTGGCGAGTATCGCCGCCAGGCCGATGACGTCCGCCATCGCATGCGTGTGCGGCGCAGGAGGAAATGCCGCCGGCACGCCGGTCAGGTTGTTCCATGCCTGATAAAACGCGCCTTCCTGGCCGTCCAGCAGATCCGCATCCAGCCCGTTGTTTGCGCCCGTGTCCTTGAGCGCCGCACCCTTAAGACCCAGCCCAGCGCGGAACGCGATCGCATCCACCGCGGCCAGGAGCGCCTTGACGAACTTCGTCGGTGCATTGGGGCCAAGCCGATCATCCATGCCCGCCTTCAACGTGGACGGCGTGATCGCGAGCGAGCTATCCGAGCCGGCAATGGCATCGTTCTGGGTCGCCAGCTGCACGACACCGGCCACCGCCGTGGTGGCTTTGTTGAGCTGGAAGTTGGTATCCCCGAAAACCAGGCTTGCTGCGTTGATGTCCGCGAACCGTGTATCAACCGCCAACAACAGCGTGGCCTGCGTGGATTTCTCCGCGAGTACGCCAGCCTGGCCGTAGACACCGAAGAGCGTCCCATCCTGCAGGTACAGCCCAATGCCGCGAATGGTGTACGTGTCGGCACTGTTGTCGCGGATCGTGACGTGCACGGTATCGGCGGCCGTGGCGCCGCCGCTCAGGGTGGTCAGGCGCTTGGATTCGCCGGGAAGCCTGGTGAGTGACGGATCGGGCGCGAAGGTCGCGGCCGTCACGCCGACCGACGCCACCAGCACGGCATTGGTACCGTCGTGCTTGGCATTGACCAACGCGGCACGGCCCGCCGTCGTGACGGTGAGGGTCAAGGCTTGCGGCATATCAGGGTTCCTCGGCAGGCGCGATGAGATCCAGGCGCGCGAATAGACAGGGGCGTGCGACCGCAGCAAGGCCGGTCGCCGCGTAGAGGTTCACGCCTTGCGTAAAGGTGAAGTGCGAGCGCACAGGTTTCGTGCGTGTCACTTCCGCGATGACGTCATCGACATACTGCGCCGTGGCTTCGGTACCATCGGCACCCGATAGCGTCATCGACAGCTCGAAGGTGTGCGGCTCGCCTTTTGGTTCCTTCTGCCACCACTCGGTGATCTCCACCGCGCCGCCGAAGCTCTCGACCACATCGCTCACGCTCTTGGCCGTGCCCTTGTGCTTCTGAATCTCGAACGCGCTGGCAATGCGTGCGCGCTTGATGTGCTCGGGCCAATCGCTACGCCAGGTATCGAGCGACAGCGCCCAGGCCAGCCACGGCAGCAGCGCAAGCGGGCATGTCTGGGGATTCCACAGGTCGCGGATCGGCACCGGCACGTCGGCGATGCGCGCCATGGCGGCTTCGAGCGAGCGCTCGGCAGGCGAGGCGTTGGGCGGCAACAGGCTATTCATCGTTGCCGCCATAGCGCAGATCGATGGCGGTGCAATACGCCGCTTGCGTGCGGCTGATCACGATGCGATCGGTCGGTGAATCGAGATCCACGCGCTGCATGCCAGGGACATGGATCGCCGCATCCAGGCCGCTGCGGGTGATATCGCGCCCGAGCTTGTGCGTGTCCACGACGAACTTGGCGAGGTTCCGGTCCGAGTTGTCCAGCACCACGGCGCTCTCCGGACCGGCGAGCGTGTAGCGTGTGCCCACCACGCGATACGGGACAATCTCGGCACTCTGCACGATGACTTCATCGGTGAGCGGACGCACCTTGATCGAAGAGAGCGCGGCCATCACCGCATCGAGCGTTGCTTGTGGCGCGGCGCCGTCGCCCGTGCGCGACAACACCGTCACCAGCACTTGGCCGGGCGAGGGACTGGTCGCGCTGGCATCCAGTACATCCGGACTCGCACTGAGCGCGTGGAAGATGTACGCGCCTTCCGGGCCAGCGACGGAGAAGCCTTCCGGCGAGAGGCGGATACGACGCAAGTAATCCTCGTCGCCCTCCATCACTTTGGGGATGCCGCGCGACGGATCGCCCGGGTCCAACGTCAGGCGTTCGACGTTGTAGAACGCACCGAGATTATCGAGATCGGTGCCACGGGCGTAGGGCAGCATGACTGCCTTAGCGCCATCGTTGACGCGCTGGCGTAGCAGCATTTCGCGGTAGGCGGCGACCTGCAGCACCTTGTAGGCCGGGTCGGATTCGGTGAGCGCCGTAAACGTGTCGTCGCGCGCGCGCAGATCCGCGAGCATCTCCGCAAAGATCTGCTCGAAAGCAATCGTCTCCACGACGGCGGGCGCCGGGAGCTGCGAGAGATCAACGGCAGTCAAGCCAGACATGGGGCGCGAACGAAGTGCGGAGGCATGCCCGCATGCTGCCGAGGACGAATGTCGCGAGGCGAGCAAACGCCGATGTACGGAAGGTGTGGTACAGCGGCGCCGCTCTGTCGTGCGGGATGTCGCGCGAGGCACTATCACCGCTCAAGTGGAGCGGCCGACATCGCGCGGGAACGCGATGCCGGCCATCCAACCTGCAGCAACACCTGCAAGCCGAACCGAAGGCTCCACACCCCGTCGACGGAGCCCGGCGAGGCTAACACGCCCGTCAAGAGAACTTACGGATGCAGGATGTTCGCTGCTCGCGCTGCGCGAAATTGCTCGCGCGCGCTCGTCGCTTTGATGCGATCGAAATCAAGTGCCCACGTTGCGGCACGTTCAATTCATTGAGGGCCGTTCCGAGCCCCCTGCCAGAGAGCCAGGGAGCGCCATGCGAGAACGACCATGCACGACAAAGCTCTTCCCTACACGCTTCATCGCGGCGACGCGTTACAGGTGCTGCGCACGCTGCCGGACGCGAGCGTTGATGCCGTGATCACCGATCCGCCGTATTGCTCCGGTGGCCAGACGATGGCCGCGCGCGCCAAACCCACCGGCGAGAAGTACGTCAACAGCGATGCGAAGAACAAGCTTCCCGATTTCGAGGGGGATTTTCGTGATCAGCGCGGATTTCTTGCGTGGGCAAGCCAGTGGCTGGCCGAGTGCCATCGCGTTACCCGTCCCGGTGGCCACCTCCTGACGTTTATCGATTGGCGCATGCTGCCGACGATGGCCGATGCCGTGCAGGTGGCGGGCTGGGTGTGGCAGGGCATCGTGGTGTGGGGCAAGACCAACGGATGCCGGCCACAGCGTGGCCGTTTCCGTAGCCAGTCGGAATACGTGGTGTGGGCGAGCCGCGGGCCGATCGATACGCAGGCCCATCCGGTGGTGCTACCGGGGGCGTTCTCGGTGCATCCGCAGCGTGGTGTCAAGCAACACCAGGTCGGCAAACCGCAGGTGTTGATGGATCAACTGATGGCGATCGTGCCACCCACAAGCACAGTACTGGACCCGTTCATGGGAAGCGCTACGACCGGTGTTGCTGCGCTAAGTGCCGGCCATCGGTTTATCGGCGTTGAAATGTCGTTGAATTATTTTCGTGTAGCATCGAGTCGGTTAGTCGATGCGATAACTTAAAGTAGACCTGATGCTTGGC